ACTGATGACCCCTATATCCGAGCAACTAGTAAAAATGCGGATTATAAAAGATGGAAAGATAATCCTGCGGAAAGAAGATAAACCTTTTGGGGGCCTGGAGTGTCGTTCCAGCGGCACGCCCTCATACTCAAGGAGAATACTATGAAAAAAGTAGGTAAACGTAAGAGTAAGAGAACCAAGAAACAACCAAAATGTACCCTATGTAACCCTTTCCGATGGTTGGGGAATACTAAGGGCCGTCATCGACATTCATACTATAGACAACAAATGGCAGCATGACTGAGGTATGGATCGCACTATTACTGTATACTAAGACCCAAACCGCACATTCCCTTCAAGAATTTCCAAGTGAAAAGGTTTGCTGGGAGAACTATGCTGGTGATCAGTCATTTGGTCAACAGCTCAACGATCACCAAAACAAACCAATCACCAAAGACTACCACTTCAAGAAACAGGGTGCCGAGTACCCTATAAGACTCTTCTATGACCCTGAGACAAAAGAACTCTTGTGGTTGACCTGTGAACTACAAGCAAATCTAGACTATACTAAGAGAAGATTTCTACTAAATATAATATTACCCACCCCGGCCTGATATGAGGGAAATTCTTCACCACTATGATGAAGATTTCTTTAAAAAATATGGTTGGGTCAGTTGTTGTGAGTGTGATGAAGTTTTTTACGATATGAAAAAACTAATCAAGCATGAAAAAATGTGTGATTGTTTCGGAACAATAACATATCATCAAAAGGAAGATGAAAGGGAATAGAAGAGAAAGAGAGAACTACTCATGGGAGCTCATACAGGATATGATAGACAAGGAAGTATCCGCAGCATTTAAACTCAAAGACCCCCCAAAGAAGAGGAAATAATGGTCGCATTTTCACACTTATCAATGATCGCATTTGTGATACTAGGTTTATCTATGGTAAGACTGATGATAAACTACAGCTCTTTATTTGCAAAGAACTATAACGATGATCCAGATGATGATGTATTCTTCTATTGGCCTCATACTGCCATTTGTTTCATAACTTTCTTCACTATAATACTATTCTGGTGGACATCCTATCCCCTGAGAGACTTAGAATACTTTCCAAATGATGGATGGAACCTATTCACATTTTTATTATATCTATCAGTACCTTTCATGTTTTTCATGGTAAGTGAGGTAGTAGCACCACAACCTGAGACATATAAGGACAAAGAAGTTAATCTAAAGGAGTACTATTACAAGAACCATAAGGTCATACTAGGATTAGCTTGGATATTACAACTATTACTCATAGGGAACTTGTTCGTATTCTTTCATGGAGAGGTAGTATCACTCAAGGTAGTAGGTAGAGTCATTATGCTATTTGTCATGGCCCCAATGGTAATGAGTAATAATAAAAGAGTACATGAAATAGGTATGGGAATCTTCTTTGTGGGATTCATCTATACTATCTTAAAATATCATATCTATCCTGTAATATGATAGGATGGATCTTTTTTTATTCGATAACTATATACACAATATACAGTTATGGATTATTTCAATGAGTAGTTCAGAACAACTGGTGCTTTTGGCTGCTATAGTGCTCATTCTTTACTTTTTTTGGTACAATACTTAAAATTAGTATCGACTGAACTTTATTTATTAGTATGTACTAATTTATTTTATTAGTATTTTAGGCGTATCGGAAACTTTCTGGAAATATTAAAATATTACGGAAGCTCTTTGGTATAGAATTTGTCAAATTAAGACTTTTTTCACCCCTTTTTCACTCCCCCACACATATCCAACCCCAGCCCACAGGGGCCCCCAGCCCCTCAGAGGCTCTCCGAGCCCCCAGGCTTGCAAGAAACGTACCAGAAAAGCCACAACTATTTTCACCCCCTGCCATTTTTGTCTTGACATTTCAGCTCTAGCCGAGTATAATATACTATGTAGTGTTAAGTGAGAAATGAAACCACTTACTACAGGGAATATTCCCATACAACTATATGAGGTTTGAGATGAGAACTGAGACAGTTGAAGAGTATTTGAAGAGAGGTGGTAAGGTAATCAAGCTTGAGAAAGAGCTCAATACCATCAATGGTGCATACAAGACATATGATGCTACATCACCTGCTACCAAAGAAGGTAGGTGGGGCATATATGCAAACAATTCAGGTATGAAAATAAAATAAAAAAACGCCATTATTGCCTTGACATTTGAAGCAGGTTTTGGTATAATATAACTAGAGAATAAAAAAAGATTAACCCTTGAATGAGGACTGCCTATAGTATGTGAGAATTGATGACCAAATAGAATAGGGAGGTTGACACCCCTCCCCCCTACAGGAACCCCCCCTATATACAGGGTGACGGCTGAATGGGTTCGGGGCTGAGATGTCGCAGGACACCACCGTAAGAGGTGGGGGGTATCAGATGGAGCTGGTTGACCCTTGTTGAAAGAACCAGAAGTCCTAGATGACGGGCAAGAGTCAGGGAGGGCCGCTCTGCGGCTCCCTGCATATACCTCAGAGAACCTTTGAGAAGATTGGAGTCAGTTGCAAATGACTCGGGCTTGAGTGCTTTGTGAGACATCACAAGGAGTAGTAAGGTTAGTGTCGGATCTTCGCAAAGGTTTTCTGAGAAGCGTTTGAGTTGGGTGGGTTGGTTGGAATTTTTCAGAGGTGACTCTGAGGCTGAGGCTGTCAGGCACGGAGTGGAGAACAGTCTTTGCCACCCCCCTTACTAAAAGCTGTGGGTGGGGGGTTAAAAACTGAAGCAGCTTTTTAATCTATAAATGCAATAAATATTGTTTGAGGAGATTTTCGTTATGAGTAGTAAAATAATAATAAAAGAAATATTGACCTTTATTTGTATGGGTGTATTATCGTGTAGTGTACTTTTCTACATGGTGGTATTCGCCACACTATAAATAAGAATTAGAACCTAAGCATTCTCAGGATACAGGTAAGGTGGTTCAGAGGTAGAGGGAAGCTTCGTTGAGCGGACTTCTAGGGTACCATCCCCTTCAATGACTCTGAGGTAAGAATGTTATGTGAGGCTGTTGCGGTGGAAAGAAATCGCACAGACAAGAGCGGCGATGACGATGCGTGGGAAGTGCGCAGGCCCAAAGTTCTTGGTGTCGAAGTACAAGGACAGCCGCATGGTTCTTTTCTGCAAAAGACTTTCAGTAGGGCAGAGGTCTTAGGCTGCATTTGCGTGGCCAGTTTCCAAACCCATTATTATAAATATAATTGAACAGTATCGGGCGCTTGCGCTCACGATGTAGTTCAGTAACTTTTAAGACATGGGTGCGATTCCCATCAGCTCCACCAAGAGAGTATATGAGTTCATTTTCAGATAGACTGAGTATCCTTGAAAGACTCCCAGTACATCAACGCATGACTGCGAGAGATAATGCAGGGAAGAAGCGCTCAAAGAAAACTAAGAGAAAACATTCAGAGGAACACTACCGCAAGGATTGGGATAAAGACTTGTGGGAATAGATTGGTTTAGTTTGTTTATCTGGCAGTACGGATTGGTAATGATAGATGTAATATTTAATGAGGAATATATCAGTCCTGTTATTAACATCTTACATAACTATCAAACTACTACTTTGTTAGGATGGGAGTAGATTTCTTAGCATTGTTTATATGGAACTATGGGTTGTATATACTCTTGTCATATGCTTTGTTGGAGGGGCTGTAATAGAATTCGATTAGGAGAAGATGGTTCTATTGGGACTGTTCAAAATAAATTAATCGCAAACAATGACGATTATATTGCTGTAGGATACGTGGCAATCGCTGCGTAGTCCTATCGGGGTTTAGGGAGGCACCTGGCAACAGAAGTCTCCCTTTTTTAAGCTCAAATATGTCCTCACTAATATATCACAACTTCAAGAAGAACTATCACACTAAAGAAACTTGTCCACCATACAAGACCTACCACGATGGCCAGAGATGGACTGTCTATACTCTCAGGATATGTTCAGGCCCGGCCCCCCAAAAACCTAAGCGAAAGCGTTGGTAAGGGATCCCTTACTTGAAAATTCTCTGGGCCTCTTTGGGAACTGAGAAAAAATCTATTAGTATTCATATAAATATCTATATGGAAAAATCTTTAAAACAAAGAGAACAGCTCGAAGGATACCTGAGAGATAAACTGCTTTGGTGGTACGAGAATAGTAAATACGATTATCCAAAGGAAAAGAAGAAAGATGAATAACTATTTTATGGGGCAGGATGGCTTTAACTGGTTTGTCGGAGTTGTCGAAGATAGAGCAGATCCAGAAAAAGCAGGAAGAGTCAAGGTACGTTGTTTGGGTTATCATACAGCTGATATTCAGAAGATACCTACTGAGGACTTGCCTTGGTCATCCGTAATGATGCCTGTTACAGCAGGGGGAAATTCTGGTATTGGTTTCTCTCCACACTTTCT